TTCTGGGCGCTATTAATTAGGCGTTGATCAAGTGCTTGACTGCGTTTGCATTCAGCAAGTCACCGTCGAAACGCTTAAAGCCAACCATGCCAACTTGGAAGTTTTCAGCATAACGCTCGCGCAATGTCAGCATCTGGTAGCCCAGAACCTTACGAACGACATAGCGTGACAGGTCACCAAAGATCACAGGCTTGTTGCCAGTGCCCAAAGAGGCCATCGCTTGGTTTACGCTGTACTGCTTGCCCAGGAACTGATCTGGCTCACCGGTGCGAACGTCACCCATTGTCCAAAGATAATTTCCTTGGCCATCTTTAAGCTTACGAATTGCAGCCAGGGTAGAATCGTTAAACATCCAACGACACTTAGGGCTCATACGATAAGCAGGATCAACACTGTGGAACAGATCGATAAGCTCGTCAGATGTAACAGCAGCAACGGCGGCAGAAGTCAGACCCAAGCCAGAAGCAGTTACGATGCCGTTAGGCTGGTTTGTGCCGGTGCCGGTAGTCAGAGCGGTGTTAGCAGCTCGACCTAAACGCTCACCAAACAAATCACCCATCAGTGCTTCAATGTTGAAAGCAGAATCTTGCAGCAATTCGATAGGAACGCGAACCATGCCAGTATCGAAAACGTAAGAATTTAAAACTTTCTCAGAGAAAACAACATCGTCAGAACCATCATCATCAACAGAAGCATTCTCAGCTTTGAGACGACCAGACTTGTCGGTATCATTTACTGTAGGCCAAGGCAGGGCGTTACCAGTAGAAGTAGACAATTCGCGAACGATAGCGGCATCCCACATCGGTCCCCAAGTTGCCATCTGCTGATCGATCTGACCGCTGAAGCCTTCTGGTACTGTGAAACCACCAGCAGAACCTGGAGCAGTAGACTGCGCACGGCCTTCGACTTTGCCAGACAGCAGGATTGAACGCTCTTCAGAATCAAGCTCAGCAGAACCGAAACGTAACTGCTTCTCAAATACTTCTTTGTATTCTGGAGTAGACTTGCGAGCTTCTGCAACAGCAACAGCTTCACCAGCATTCGGGCGGCGGGCTTCAATTGCACGGGCTTCAGCATCGGCCAGTTTTACTTCACGCTCAACAGTCGCGCCGATTTTGTCATGGTCAACCATGATAGCGTCAAAACGTGCTTCAATTTCTTTAGCACGGCTTGAATCGGTAGCGTCTGTGATTGTATCAAGTTGCGAACGGGCTTCGGTAGCGAGTGTCGCCATCTGTTCCCGCAATTTAATAATGTTTTCCATTTTTAAAGCCTTTTTTGATGCCCAGCCAACGGGCGATTTGATGGCAATAATTAGCGGGAACCGCCGATTATTATTAGCTCAATGCTAATTTCATTCGCAACCGCGCAGCAATTGCTTCAGGGTTGCTTTCTATTTCTTTGGTTTCTTGCGCAGATCTGAATTCACTTAGTGAGCGCAGACCGATGTCGGTATCCTGATAAGCCGGATATGTAACGATCGAAACATCGTACAGACTAGCCTGGCGGATAGTGCGCAAAGGCATATCGCCGGAATCATCCCAGCTCTGCACCTCAGGACTAAACGCGAAACTCATTTTATCTAAGTCGCCGCGCTTCATCTTTGGAACAATTGCACGCACATCAGGGTCACTAGAATCAAGCTCAGCAGACATATACAGTCCGCGCTCATCTTCTGCCAGGGTTAGCGTGCCTGACTTGGTGCGCGCCATAGGCAAGCCGTCATGGTTAATCAAGAACATAACATCATCGCGGCCAATGGCATCAGCAAAGGCACCGGGTGCAATTTGCTCACGGTATGAACCGCCAATAATAGTTTCGGAATTGAAAACAGCAGCGTACCCACTCACGCTGATCGTATCACCTTCCGCTCGTATCTCGACCGGCTCACCTGATCTGATTTCTTTAGACATTTGTATCACCCATCTTCTGCTGCCCAAGCGGCACTGTGGCGCCTTGGACTAATAAATCGTTACCCAGATCCTTATCGGGTCTGTTCTCTTGTGCCCGCGCCTCGTTAGGAGTCAGGATAGCGTTTTGTATACCGGTTGCGTATCCGCTCATTCGAGTCGAGAAATCACCGCGCAATAGGCCGTCAAGGTTAAACTCAACGTAGAATTTCGCCTCATCGCGGCCGAAAAGCTTCAGGTTCATCTCTTGCTCAACTTGGGTTATCCAGCGGCGCAGCGTATGTTTGACCAGGTGAAGGTCTTGCTGCTCTGTATTGCTGAACGTGCCGTGCGTTAGGTCTTGCAAGAACACCGGCGGCAAAGAATAGATGCGAGCGATCTCTTCAACTTGGAAGCGCTTCAGGTCAACCAGCTGCGACTTTTCAGGGTCTGCGCCGATCGGCTTAATCTCATGCCCAGCCGGTAACGTTAGCGCCAGACGGTTTTCTTTAGTCTGCTGTTGGATCGCATTCTGCAAATCATTGGATGCGCGATTCAATGCTGACCCGGTTTGGAAGTTTCCGGTCATCACGAAAGGAGGCACGCCGCCATTGTTAAAAAACTTAGATCCGTAATTCGTTGCAGCGATTGCCAATGCTATGGCATCTTTGTTGGTCAAGATAGGGCTGATCGATGTAATGCCGTCAGACTCAACCGAAAAGAATATATCGATAATTTCGCTGGCCGCATAGGTTACCGGCTTGGCGTCACCACCTGGGCTGTACTCGTAAGTCTTGCGGTTTGACGAACGCTTAATAGTAACGTCGGCAGGGTCCATCGGCCAAAGATTAACCACCCTTCCATTTGATCGCTCTATATAAGTTATTGAACGACCACCGGTTAGGATGCGCTCGAACGTATATTTGCGCCAATCGAAAGAGCTGGTTTCATCGTTCACTGCGTCATGGATAACAGTTTGCAAACCGGATGTCATTTTGACGCGACCGGTTTCTGTTTTTTCGTAGACGTTTAAAGGAAGGCTTGCGATGGTGCCGGAGATAAACTCGACGGCGGCCCAGACGGCTGGAACGGTCAGGGCATTTTCTAGCGTGACATTAACGCCAGCGACTGCACTACCGCCCCAGTTTACAGCCTGTGCTGTTACCGGAGTATTGGGGTTTTCCATTGATCGAACTTCTGGGGTTTTCTTAAACCATGCCATTAAATTAGCCCATGATGCTATAGTTTGAATCTTCCCAAGGCGACAAGGCTTCTGGCGCTTTAACTGTGGAGTTTAACACACCAATCGCCATAGTCAATGCAGCCATGCCATCTATCCTTCCTGTCGCCTTATGCTTGTCCAGTTTGCGGTTTCCTGCCGGGTCTTTTGTTATCACCGCGTTCGCCGCGCACATCGTTAGAACAGGCTGCATTGCGTGCGCAATTTTATCATTAAGCAGCGCCGCCTCAAGGGCATCGATTGCAGGCGACATATCCTTGAAGCCTTGGCCAAACTCAACAAGCGGTAAACTAATACCCTCCCGCTCACATTCCTTTTTAAATACATCAATGCGCCACCTGTCGAAAGCTAGTGAAACCAGATTCTTGTCGCTGACTATTTCGGCAATTTCCCGAACAATAAAACTGTAATCAACTGTCGCGCCTGGCGTTGTTCGCAGATAACCCTCGCGCACCCAAACATCATACGGCTGCCGGTCAACTTTGGCCCGGTCTAGCAGCCCAATCTCAGGCGTCCAGAAATATGACTCGGTGACCATCATGCCATCCGGGTTAATGCCCAGCACTACAAAGGAAGTTAAATCCGTCCTTGCTGACAGATCCAATCCGCCAAACCATTCTATCCCGCGCTCTGCTATTATAGCACGCCCGTTAAGATCCCAAACCGTCTTGGAAACGAACGGTGACATAGTGCTGACCCGCTGGTTCAGGTTCAGGTTGCGAAATGTATTTTCAAAGCTCGGCATCCTGTTGGCCTTGTCCGCCTGCTTTTCCATGTCTGACATTGAGCGAAACAATCCCAGCGCCGGGTTCGCTTTTGACCATTGCGCTTTGTCTAGCAGGTCACCATCTTTGTCGGCTGCGTATACATGGCACACCGTCTTTTTCGGTTTGTTTTTCTTGGCGTCATCGATCAATATGCTAAACAGATCGGCATCGGTTGCGGCTTGGGTGCTGATATAGATTAGCAGCGGCTGCTCATACGCGCCCTGCGCCGTTGTGATAGCATCGATGAAATCGCTCTGCGGCCCGCGTACCTGCCCAACCTCGTCAAGTATCGCCAGGATTGGGCTTTTGCCGTGCGCTGTTTTGCCCTCTGCGCTGATCGCTTGGTATTCCACTCCCATCAGAAGGCCCACCAGCTTCTTGCTTGACGGTATAATCCGAATTTTGTCGCGGAGCTTTGGCGAAATCAGAACGCATTTAGATGCCAGGTTATAAACCTCTGCGGCCTGCTCCCGGCTCATTGCGCCACTGACTATCCTGCTGTTCTGTTTTGCTTCGGGTCCGATGATATGCGCCAGCAAGATAAAAGCTATCGTGCCAGTCTTGGCGTTCTTTCGTGCGATGGATAATATGGCGGTGTCGGTGACGTGCGGGTTATCGTAAACCGCTAGAATAAATTCTCTCTGGAACGGGGCCAGCACCACGGGCTTTCCAACGTGGTCGCCCTCGGGCACCAAGCAATAGCTTTCGATAAATCCACAAACTCGCTCGCCTCGGGTCATCATTAGTGGGTATCAGGCCTCGCCAAGAATTGATCGTCTTCATCTTGCGCCATGTTATTGCGCTTGTCGGCGAACATCTCATTACGCGTTGTCTGGTCTCGTGACTCGCCCTGCGTGGCCCTAGGGTGTATCTGGAGCGTTCTGCTAAGCGACAGCGCCTGTTTGTACAGGTCATCCACTATCTTGTGCGCTGGGCTTATTTTTGGCTGCCCCTTCTCGTCTTTGATTAAACGGGAACTGGAAAGCGCGACAGAATACTTTTCAATGTCCGCATAGCAGCGCGCCAGGATTCCAGCCAGCATTAAATCGTTTCCGGTCCAAGCATCGGCGGCGCGTGATAGAATTATAACGTCCCAAAACTTCATCGCGTCATCGTTAATGTTAACGGTTTCCGGCGGCTGCATAACTGCCAAGGCGGCCTGAGATGCCGCTATCTCTGCGCCTGTACTATCGGAACGGGCGCGCCGGGCTGCGGCTTTGGGCTTGTCTTTTTTGTCTGTCACTTTTTTTTCCTAAAATTAATTTGGAATGATTTTTTGTTTATTTTATTAATTATCTATTCCTATATATTCAAATGAAGCAGTAAGTCTTTGGTCTGATGTCGAACCAG